TCAAAACCACTGACGCGCCTTTCGGCATTTTTTAGATCGCGCTGAAGGTCTTGCGTCCGCGCGGCGATGATGATGTTCAGTTGTTCTGCACTAAATGCCATCGACGCGCCTCACAAGTTCGCGGTATTCTTCAGCTCCCATCGCCTCAGAGCCGGGTTTCTTAGGCGAGTGTGCATCAGTCCACCCCTGGAACACAATGAATGTGTCTTTAGGGATCATATCACGAATTTCTTCAGGCTTTAAGCCCGCTACGATGCCGTTGGCAATCATGCCTCTGACATCAAGTCTTCGGGGGGGTGGGCCTCTTCTGTCTTTTTTTTTGCGGCGTCTTCCATTGCGTCTGGCATAAATGCAGTTCCCACGGCAGCTTGCGCTATTGCGTAGAGCCTGAGTAGATCAGCAGGAGTGCAGCGATTGATGATTTCATCAGCCTCATGGTCTTTCTTTCCGCCGCCGACAAGCGCCAAGGCAATCAGATTCCGGACTTCCCGGCTGCTAGGCTTCTTGCCGCCTGAGAAAAAACCATCCCATAATTCAAAGATGCCGCAATGCTTGTCTTCGAACCGCTCAATCTCACGATTGCGCAGCAAGAAAACGTGAGAGGCATCGCCAAGATATTCGACGATGCCCCCACGCGGCGCTTCAGCGGTGATTGTCATCACGCAGCCGTGAACGTGACCGCCCCGGTACTTTCAAGGCTGATGCTGTAGGTCACACCGCCTTCAGTCTCGCCGCCGAACTCAACGGAAGCAATGCGGAATTCGCCCGCATAGGTGCCGAAGTCTGGAACAACAATCTCAAAGCTGCATTGATTATCAGCCGCCATGACAATCGTATTCATGCGCGCTTCTGCTGTGCTGTCCTCAAAGAAGCCGTCTCCCGAAACAGACACGTTTTTCAGACCATTAAGCGTCTCAGTCCAAAGCGCGCCTTCCGGCGACGTGCAGTCCGGCGTGGTGACATCAATCGACGAGTTGTTGATTGTGAGAGATTTAGAGTTCAGCCCGCAAAGATTGCTGAAGACTTCCGGGTCTGCGCCATCGCCAATCTTAACAAGCAGGGCGCGTCCAAGTTGTTTAGCCATGATCGGCCTCCATAGTGCTGCGCTTGCCCAGGGCGCGGGAGTTTAGGCGTTTTGCTCAAGCATTGCTTGAAGCGCGATTACAGCCGTGTAGCCACGGCCTTCGGGGTCTCTTGTGACAGAATAGTTCTCGAAAATCAATTCAACGAGCGTGTGACCTGTCACCGTCACGGCGGCCTCTTGGCGATGCAGCGCAGCCTTGATGGCCTCTGCGACTTGCGATGCCTCTACTCTACCAGATGCGCTGCGCGAATGACATTCAAACGTGACTGTTACCAACGATCCCTCTATGGTGTCGGTGTCAAACGCAAGCGGCTCAATGGCCAGAAACCTCACATAAGGGAATGTGGGCGTCTGTGGCGGCTCATCATAAACGCGAGTGCTGACCAGTGCAGTCACATCAGAGTTGGCCACCAGAGCCGCCCGCAGGCCCGCCTGAAGCGCCAAAGCAAAGCCATCAGCCATTCAGCGCCTCTTTGATTGCTTTCCTAATCTGACGCTGCACCGCACGCTTATGGCGTGGACCGACAATAGCCTTGACCTGCGCACGGATATTGTAGGCAATCGCTGCGTTATTCCAGCCGTAGTTGATCGAAGCTGCGGCCAGGCCGTCATCTGCGGAGCCATCATAGAAATTGATGAATCCGAATATCTCGCCTTTTTCGCCAGATTTGAAACTGCCGTTGATGCCGTTTTTGAAATCACCAGTCAGTACTGGTGCCAACGCTTTTCCTTTGTTGACGCCAGTCTTGACCGTGCGCTGGATTGACTTTTTCAAGCCGGATTGCACCTCAACCGGCAAATCGTCTAATTGGCGCAGCAGCTTTTTCACGCCTTCGATTTTCATGCCGCCACCCCGCGCTCTAGCTTGAACTCAAGGATGGTGTTTTTGCGGTCGATCTGCACAAGCCCCTTGATGGCCCACGTCACGCCTCGGATCACTACGCGGTCGGCTGTGGTCACGCCTTGCGTGGTGCTGTCGCTGCGCACCCGCATGGTGGCCATGCCGGTGTTAAACATCGCGCCGCCTTCGATGGCCTCCTTGCCTGTCGTTTCGCGCATATCCGCCCACCGCGTGGCCAGCGACGACCACCCGGTATAGACGTTGCCGTAGCTGTCAACGCTGCCCTCGGACAGCCGCTGGAACTCGGCGCGCTCACGATATTGACCAGCCTTAACCATACCAGCAGCGCCTGTGCATATCGGTCAGCATGTCGAAGCCGTATGGAATGTTGCTCAATTCATCCATCACGGTATTCTCGCGGTGGTCATACCAATGACCGACCAGAAGCATGAGCGCGTGGCGCAGCGTGTCCGGGATGTCGCTGGTCGCCTCGCCATAGCCGATTGTGTATTCAATTCGGATCGCGTCCGAACGATCCTGCGTGACCGGCCAATCAAATCCCTCAGCGGGTTCTACATAAGACGCGAACGATGTTCCGGTCACTTGATAGTTGCCAAGCGTGTCGGTCTGTAGATTGCCGTCTGTGTCGTAATATTTGACCGCGTTCACCTGAATGACCGGACCCAAGATTAGCTTCACGCTTTGCGGCGGCGTGCTGTCGATCCACTGTCCCCATTTCTGCGAAATCATCGCATGGCCGAGCGCGCCCTGGACATCGGTATAGGCAACCGCCACGTCAATCAGCCGCGTCAACAGCGTGTCATCGTCGCTATGCTCAACGCGCAACTGCGCCTTCACTTCCGCCAAGGTGATCGGCGTAGTGGCAGGCGCGTCAATCAGTTCAAGCGCGTCGTGGCATGGCAGCGGCTTGACCATTGCTTACTCATCCTTGACAGCACGGCGCATTGCGCGGGTTTTTACAGCACGCTCTGGCTTTTCAGTCTCAATCGGCTCGGCAATGCCAGCCTGAATGAAGCGCACCGCTTCGGCCTCATTGCAGTCAATCACATCGCCCTCATTGTGCGAAAAGTTGATGCCAGCCATCGAAGTCAGAAGTTTAACCTTGGGCATGTTGTCTCCTTTCAGATCAACTTAGTGAGTGGGGCGAGATAACCCGCCCCACCTAGAAGCTGACCTTTACGATGCCGCAGTGATCAGGTGCTTGATCGCCGCCGTGTTGGTAAGCACGCCATCGAAGCGGATGTAGCCCAAGATGCCAAAGTCGGGAGCGAAGCGCTCGCGCGCGACGTAGAGCGACGGAGCGCCCACCTTCCGAACGTAGAACTTCGACATATCACCGAACAGCATGACCTTCTTGGCGGCTGCAAGGCTGTCCATCGCCTGGTTCACGACCACGTTGTAGCCCAGCAGGTTTTGCGGAATACCGGCCTGATAGTTGCCCATCTGCCAGAGATAATTCCCGTCGCCGTCCTTCAACTTGCGAACGGCAGCGAGCGTGCTGTCGTTCATCATGATGGCGGTGCTGGGTGCGGTGCGGTAAGCCGGATCAACCGAATGGATCAGGTCAATGATCTCATCGGCAGTCACAGCGGCGGTCGCGGCTGCGGTCTTGCCCGCTGCCGAGTTGGTTACGATGCCCTCAACATCCGACGAACCGGAGCCGGTGGTCAGCTTGCTATTTGCGATGCGACCGAGGCGCTCGCCCAGAAGCTCGCCCAGCAGGCTTTCCATGTTCAGGATGCTGTCAGCATTGAGTTCCGCCGACCAACGGACCCACTCCGAGTCGAACGCGAACGCGCCCAGCGACTTCTGACCGAAAGTCACGTCCTTGCCGCCGTCATCGGTCGGCTGCGTGCCTTCCGTGTGCGCCTCGGCAGTGACTGCGGTGTCATCAACAGTCGGAATGTTGAACGTGCGGCCATCCGCCGAGTTGATGACGGTGAAGAACTGGTCGCCATACATCGGGCCGGTTGCGATCATCGCCTTCTCGATGAAGGTCGCCAACTCGGTCGGGACCGTGAAGCCGCCTGCCGAATTGGTGCCACCAGTCTGAACGCGATGCTCTTTCAGAACATTGCGAACCTCGGCGTCAACGTAGCCCTCGCCACCGGCAGCGATCATCTCAGCGAACGCGGCGCGGTAGTCCATTTGAAAGCCCGAATCAACGGCGGGAGCCGAACCCACCTCGCCCATCGGGCGGCGCGAGTAATCAACGCTCTCAGCGGCACGCACAGCCGCCTCGGCGCGTTCCAGGCGCTCAACCTTTGCGGCCAGATTGTCATGCTCGCCCATCATCGCATCGAACTCACGTTCGATCTCTGCGGCACGATCTTCGGGGGTGTTGTCGGTAACTTCCGACAGCTTCGAGCGGGCCTCGGTGGCGATGTTCGCCATCTTCTCCCGCAGGGTCTTAATATCAGCCATTTTAGGCCTCCATCTAAGGGAACTGGTCTGTCATCACGACGATCAGTCCGAGCGCTTGCCCAAGGCGCGGACAGGGCGAAACAGCGGGAGAAACCGCTGCTATTCGGTCAGCCTCGCTTTCATACGCAACCGGCGCGCGGCTTGGTTTTTCTGTTGCTCGTCGCGGTATTTCTGCAACGAGCGCAATCCGATCTCTGTTCCATCGTATGCCGGGGTCGTCAC